TGCGTGCAGCCCGCGCGTTGCGTGTGTGCGTGCGTGTGTGTGCCCGCGCGCGCTTCCATACAAGGGCGCACATTACCTATTATGTCTAATTCACTGCACACGGGCCCCGTTTTCGTCATTTGGCGGGCCCCGATGGGGGTAAATCCCACACCCCCGACCTTGCGTTACGGTCTCAGAAATTTTTACCAAAACCTAAGACCTTCTATACAAAAAGGAGCCCTCTCCACTAACACACCTTAGCAGAGAGGGCTTTCTTTTTATCTATGAACTATACACACTATACACACTATACACACACAATAGCACACACACATACACTTATGTATAGAAATTTTAAGAAATTGACCCACAATAATCATCATCATCATCATCATCGTCGTCTTCGTCTTCCCAGACCCATTCGTCGCCTGAGTCATCAAATTCGCCACCTTCTAAAAACGTGTTGTGATACTTAACACACGACTCAAGCAAGCCCTTTGCAGCATACGGATCGCTGTAACGAAGATCGTAAAAGGTAGGGTTATCCTCCTCTTGAAAGATAACCACGTAGTTCTTGTAATGTTCTCCAAGAATTGCCGTTGCTTGATCTAAAGGGGTTACATCCATGACATATAGTTGTTTGATTTCCTATTCTTATAGAACGAATTCTTGAAATTGTCCAGCTCTATGCGAACTAATTCTTCCTTTCGCTCACTTATTTTATCGTCCGCATCCTGTGCCATCTGTTCAACCCAGTAATTGCATGCTATGGACAACGCGTCCAAGCGGTCATCATGGCGTATAGAGCCTCTTCCGCTCGTTATCCGAGTCATCTGATGGAACAACATGTAGTGCAACTGCTGTTCTGGAGTGTGGACTTGAGCACTTTTGTAGTCCTTTTCAATAACACTTGGGTCGATAACAAGTCTGTGACCTCCTAACAACGGCTCCAAGGTATCAATAATCCGCTTCTCTTTCTGGATATTATGTCTAACTTCCTCGATAGAACAGGGATAGTGTTCCTTTAATAGCGGAGTGATGAGCTGAGTGAACATACCGTCACCGAAATTCGACTCCACAACGATCTTGTTGACCTTGTTTCGCTTGGCAATGTCTACCAATTCCATAAGAGTCTTCGGATCGTAGCCACCTTGTAGACCTCCAGCCTCTGGGACGTAAAGGGTGCCGTTAAGCATCTTTGTTACTGCGTAGCCTGTCTCGTCTTTTCCTCGACCAGACGGGTCAATGGACATAACAGAGCCAGTGTATGGCACCATATCCCCAACAATCTTCATCGGTCTATAGAAGCGGTCACCACGCAGCCCAACACACGGAAGGGATTGCTGTTCTAAGTCCGCACTGGCAGCCCAAACAAGCTTCTCAGGGGCTAAATCACGGTCTACGTCGTGGATAATTAGGTTACGCAGTTTAAGTGGGAACCTATCTATATCAGAAAGGGACGGATTTAGCATAAATTGCAGAGCGTAACCAACTGATCCGTAAGAGATCTTACGTTCGTTGAGGTCAAGCTCCGTGAATCGACTCGGCTCTGTAGGAAGCGGAATAACCGAATCACTAACACACAGATCGGAAACGGTTCCTCCGTAGACGTTGTCGTTTGTTTCTTGGGTCACCGTCTCAGAAGGCCACACTTTCAGGTTGTAGCCACGCTCTGTGAGCTTGCGGTAGACCGAGTCCTCACACTGAGGTGTTCCAAGGAAAAGGATCTTTGCGTCGTCATTAGGTTTCAAGATAGCGTCAAATTCTTTGATCTGTTCACTAAGCTTGTCTCGCATTCCTTGGGTCGCAGAGTTGGTCGGAACTTCGATGTCGTCAGCGATAATGATATCAGCACGACTACCTGTCAGCTGAGAGGTAATACCAAGCGACTTCACAGAAGGGGCATGGGACGCAGGAGCCAAGCCTACGTCGAAGGAGACCTTACTAAATCTTTGGTCTGTTCTAGGCTTAAGAGCTCTAAGAATTTCCAGCTCCTGCAACAGTCTCAGCGTAAAAGTCGAGAAATCATCAGCACGAGTTTTAGAAGCCGAGACGACAAGGATATTCTTTGACGCATCGAGCAGAAGCTGATGCACCACGAAAGCAGAACAAATCCAACTCTTACCCACACCTCGAAAGCCCTGAATAACACCTCTTTTAGCGCCATACTGCATATACTCAGCAATGTCGTATTGAATCGGTGTAGGGTCTCTTTTAATCTGCGGTAAAGAGTGCCATACATAATACAGGAAGTTTCTAAAGTCCTTGAGCTTGGTGTCTTGTATGTTCACGTTCTGATGTGTCGTCAAATGGAAGAATATCTACAAGATTCTTTAATGGGCTGTCTGTGTCAACGCTACAGGTGATCTGATTATCCCGTAATAGCTGACGAGCTACATTCAACACCGTCGGGTTAGCTTCTCCAGAACGGATCTGATCAAGCAACTCCGTTATGGTAAGAGCCATCAACTCTTCAAGAAGTTCTTTATTTGTTTTGCTCATTTTATAGTTCGTAAAAGTCCTTTAACGAAAAGGGCTTATTTCTTATGTTAGAGTTCATGTTGTCTAGGGTGGATTGCATAAAGTTGCCTAACGTAACATCTTCTTTGTTAATAAAGGAGAACGCAACATCCTTATCCTTCGCTATATTTTTTCTTAGATTAGTGTAGTAGCTTGTAAGCAGCTCATCTATTTCTTCGAGACCCTTTTGGGTATACTTTTGAGGGTTGTTCGGATCTAGCTCATAACCGCTTTCATATTTCTTTTGCCAATCTCGGTCGTTGATAAGTTCGTTAACAGCTTCACTAAGTGTTCTGTTTCTTCCCTTGTATCTTTGCTTATACGTTCTCAGTTGTTGAGCGTAGTAATATTTAAGAGTAACTCCCTCTTCGTTACGGAAGTCTTCCATCTTAACTCCTTGTGAGAGATAAGTAGGTTTAATACGGATAATACCTTGTGAGTCCGCTCCAATTATATCTTCAAAGGTTGTTACATTACTTCCTTCAAAGTTTACACCCTTATCCCTTTTGAAACGAGGTGCCTGTCTCCACACGGTCTCGGTGATCCAGTTGATATCGGTCTCTAAATTCTCACCAAAGTGATTCGTTTTATAGTTCATCGGGGCAACGCCTAACACTTGATAGGCTACTCGGTCGTAGAAGCTTCCTCCCTTCAGATCCACAATTTTGTTATCCACAGTAACCTTTTTAACAATCTTACGGACTTGGGCAGGAACAGGGATGTAGCTTGTTAAGATCTTTTCCAAAGCGCTTGCCGCTTGTTCTGCTGTGCCACTTCTGTTGTCCGTCAGTTCTTGGAAACTGTTTATTCCGCTAAACAGTGGAAGTTCTGATGCAGCGGACAGCGCAGATCGACGCATGACTTCGAACAAGTGAAGTTCAGGGTCTAAGATTGGTTGGTTCGTTTCCGCTTGAACGTTTCTCAAGTGAAGAAACGCTCCGATATCCCCATACATAGACAGTGCAAAAGTAAACGGAAGTGCTGCTCTGTAGTCCATGCCAAGTGCTCGATACGGTTGAATACCATACTCGCGTGCTCGTTTTTGCTGATCAGAGCTAAGGAAGCTCAAAGATCCAGTCATGTTACCTGCCGCTCCTGCCAACATTGCAGTGGCTGCTACGGAGGTTCCCATCAAGACCTCTGTAAGGATTTCCTCGTTATATTTAAGTCTATTTATTTTAAGGGATTCAACCAGCTCAAGATTCGACTTAATTGCATTTAACGCATCATCTCTTGATTCCTTGTTTATCTTTTTGTCCGTAGCATTCTCACGAAGATTTTCAATAATCCCTTCAACTCGTTTTATTTTAGCTGTATATGGATTAAATAAAGCCGCTCTAAGAGCCATAGCAGGAAAGAATTGAAGTCTTCCAGCTCTGTATACGCCACGAGTAGCAACACCGAAGAAAGGCATAAGCCCATCAAATACCACGCCAAATATGTTGTCGCTGCTTTTCGTTTTGTTAAACATTTTAATCTGATCGTCCACGACAGAAGTAACAAGGTCTTCAACATCGTCAGCATTAGACGCAAATAAAAGATCCTTTCTTACGCTATCTATCTCAAATGCAAATTCGTTGTTAGCGGCTAAGACTGGTAACCCATCTTGTTCTACCCAAGCTGTTTCGTATAGCTCCTTTGCTCGCTTTTCTGTTTTAGCGCCTCCTTCTGGAAACTCTAAAAGAGCGCGTCGATACGAGTCCGCAGTAATACGGGCTTTAAAAAGAGAGCGTTTAAATACGTCATCAACCCCTATGATTCCACGAACTCCAAAGGAGAACAGGTGACCAAACTTACCAAGCCGAACCATTTCACCTAGTTTAGTAACAAAGGAGTCACGAGCATTTATCCGTATCTGAGCATTTGTTCGCGCCCTAACAACAAGGGCGTGCATTCCCTTTGGAGTTCCGTATTTAGCCCCTTCAGTTTCGTATTTATTATTAACTCCGTCGGTTACGGATTGGTTCATAAGGTAAGAACGCTTAAACGATTCCCAATATTCTTCTGCTTCTTTTTTGTTCTTAGGAAGCATAGCGAACAAGGCTCGTCCTTCTGACTGAGCAATAAGCTTTGAGGTCTTGATTCTGGAGGGCAATGAACCGTGTGCTTCTTTAAGAGAAGAGAAAAAACTAGCAGGAATTCTAAAGACTTGTTTAATTCCTCCAACTATTCCAGTCGGAACACCCGCCAAAACGGAAGGAAATTGAGCAATAAGAGACATCGTTCGTGCTGATCTTACTGATCTAAAAAATCTGGTAAACCTTGAAGCGTTGTCTGTGCCTAGTTGGGACATAAAGCCCTTTTCCAAGGTAAA